GTTACCTGTGCCGTCAGCCCAGAACATGGTGTTCATGTTCTCGATGATCGTTTCCTGCGTCTGGAAAATCTTGCCTTCCAGCAGGTCGATGATCTGAGCTTCACCGTTGTTCTTGGCTTCTTCCATGCCATTGATGGTCACTGTCGCGGCGTACTGTCCCCAGTCGTACTCAGCAGCCGAAATGCCTGTCTGAGCCGTCACGGCAATAGTGTCCGTGCCGCTGTATGAACCAGCGGTCGAGTTGGTTCCGTAAATAATCGGAACGACGATCTTCGCACCACCACTGACCCGACGAATGGTTTGACCGTTCGTCAGCGCATAGAATAGCGGCCTTGCGCTGAAGATGTTATCTGTCAGCTTGGGGACGTAGTTCTTAAGTGTGGTAGTGAGAATCTCATCAAAAGAGCTGTTGCCAGCCATGATAAAACCCCCTTCAAAGGTTTAGGTGCCTAATTCTTGTTTGGCGAGGGCAAATGCTTCACGCAGTGAAGAAACCTTCTTGGGGTTGTCATCCACAACAGTGCCCTGCTGAACGGTTTTACCGCCCTCAACAGGGGCACCTCCACGTTTCGCCTCAAGGGCATCCTGGTCACGTTGGAGTTTCCCAGCGTAACCAGCCAACCCATTGAAATTCATGTGTGTGTATGCGGCCTCAAGATTGGAGATCTTATTGTCCAGGGCATGTTGAAACAGTGCCTGTTCATCAAAATCTCCATAATGGCTCTTCAAGCGGTAAACTTCTCTGTCCAACGCCTGTTTTCTTTGCGTCTGCGCCTGACGGGCAACTTGGGCTTCGAGGTTGGCGACACGTTGAGTGGTTGGATCCTCGTCTTCCCAAGACTGATGTTCGTCTTGGCGGACCAGGTTGTTCTCTACACCCAAAGCGTTCCCCAACGCATGCAAAGTCCCCGACGGGTCGGACTCTAAAGCCGACACGATGGTTTCTGCCTGTTGTAAACGCTGACGTTCGGCTGCCAACTCCTGCGTCTTACGGGTGTAATCCGCTTGTCGCTGATAGCCGTCTTGCAGTTCCTCAAGACTGACCTGATGCTCGTCACCATCAACTTTGACGGTGTAGCCACTGGTTTCTGTCGGTTCTGTTGCTGAAAGTTCCAGGTTGTCCGTTGATTCGGATTCTGTTGCTTCCATGTTTTCTTCGGGCACTTCTGCCTCCTGGGAGTCCTAATGGTTGCTCCTAATAGTCACAGCGGGACTGTCCCACCGTGGGTCAAAGCGCAGGTAATTCCAAACCCATCTGGTTTTGAAGCTGCGCCAACAATTCGGGCGGGACCCCGCCAGTGGGTGCAAACGCCCCCATGTCTGGTCCCTGCGGTATAGGCGTGTTCCCCATGTCGGGCATCGGCGGTGGCTGCTCGGGAGGCGGAGGCGTTTCACCAGCGACTGCCTGCTGCTCTGGGGTTTGCGGCTGCTGTATCAAAAACTTCATCGGATCCTTCACGTCGAATCCCTCTTCAAGAACGTGCATCGCCAACGCCGTCGGATCAATCACCGTTCCGATCAGAGGTGCAATGGCGTTCATCAAAGACACTGCCTGCTGTTTGCGAATCGTGTCGTTGATCGGCTGCGTCGAACCGCCCTCGACGGTGAAGTCGTACTCCCCTAAGATTTCTTCCCTCGTGTAGGGGACATACATTGATTCGCCGCCCTTCAGGGAAACGCGGGCCATTGCCTCACCCGTCATGTACTGCTGAATGAGTTGCAGCACGCGGCGTCCAATATGTGAAATGGCGATCTCGATCAAAGCCAACTTGTCGGCAGCTCTGGCGTTCTGGGCGTCAGCGATAATACTCGCCTCAGTCGCGGTACGCCTAATCTCAGGCATAGCGCCCCTGGCGTACTCCGAAATGCCCGACACCGTGTTGATGTCATCCTCAATAATGTTCGAGTACGCGTAAATGTCGCCCGAAATCGGTATCTGCGGCATCGGAACCACAACCTCAGACAAAGGCTTGTTTTCGTCCACCACAGGCACCAGGCGACCATCGTCGTCTGATTCCAAAGCCTCGCGGCCCTCAGGGCCGAACGAACGCTCATGGTACAGATACTTGCGGGCGTAACGCTTCCTGTCGTTCATCAACTGCGAACGTGTCTTGTCTAGTTCCAGTTGCAGCGACTCGATTGGTTCCAAATCCCCAATCGGGTAGAACACGTCGGGGACATCGTAGTTGCGGAGCATCACAAACGGCTGCCCGAACGCATACGGCATCACCGTAGGCGGCACCAAGAAACCGTCGTCCTGGTCGGCAAACACCGCCATCGTGTTCGACGGCACGTCGTAATACTCCCAGATGACCACACGGTCATCCTCCACATACCGCTCCAACTTGTCTTCGTAATAGCCGTCCGAATACATCGGGTTCACGCCAGCATTCGCACTCAGACTCTTACGCACAGAAGGCGAATAACGCTTGTCGTCCTGCGCTTCCTTCAAGGGACGCACGATGCGTTGAGCAATCCACGCTGCATCCTCAATACACGTCGCCTCGGGATCCACGAACATGTCGAACGGCGAAACCCGCTCCACGAACGGCTGATCCTCCACAATCGTCATCTGCGTCATCGGCAGATTCGCCTCGATCTCCTCATCGGTCGGCAAATCCGAAGCCATCAAAGGCTCCTCAAAGGCGAACATGTTGGCCTCGGAAACAGCCTGCTCGAAGATCTCTTCCCGTTCCCCCTCACCTAAGGAACGCTCCTGCTCGACAAACCGCCAACCAACCTTCAACCAGCCGTGCCCAAGAATCAGAAAATCTTTGACAGACCGACGGAACGGCTTGCGGAAATCGTGATGCCGCCACAAATGGTTCACCACGGCCTCAACAAACGAAGCGTTCGGCTCATCGCCAGGATGATTCGCCCTGACAACGATCTTCGGATGGTTCACCGCCACCGAAGGCGCAATCACATTCACCGTAGAAAACGACAAATTGACAGCGATCAAATCGCGTTCCGCTGTCGTAGTACGAGGCCAATGCTTACCCCTATACATGTCGATTAGGCGACGCCACGTCCTGTCATGGCCCTCCTCGTCGCGCCAACGGCGCGACAGGTCCAGCCGATGCTGATAATCGCTTAAAAGTTCACTACGAGTCTTACGAGGCATCAGAACATCGCCCTATCAGGCAACCTTTCAATATTGCGGCCCTGAGACTTCGCCTCCTGATACCGCTTGTCCCCCAACTCGCGGCGAGACAAATGCTGCTCGTCGGCAGGCAACTGGGAACGGTAACCCGACTTCGTGTCAACACGCAAAGTCAGGAGCTTCTGACGCCACTCCCACAGGTTCGAAAGTTCATCCGAACCCACAGGCCCCCGAACAGATTCCGTATATGAAACGAAATCGTCGAACGTGGCATCAGGTGGCAGAACCGCCACCGCTACGGCTGCTTAGAAGCAGGCTCAACCTTGCCGACAATGCCATGCTGGTTGACCGGCGTTTCACGCACGCTGATCTCCCCGTAGCCGCCCGTCTGGTTGTTCACCTTGGGTGAATCAAACCGCTGCTTGGGTGAACTGGGGCCACCAGGCTCCCAAATCGGGTTCACCACGACAGAACCGCCGCGCTCCATCTTGTTGTTCTGACCCTTCGAGCCATCAACCGTCGTCGACGCCGAAGTGTGCGAAACAAACCTTGCCATCTGATACTCCTCGTATATGGTCCCTACTTAGACAAATACGGTGTCCCACGCACCGTCGCCCCACCGATCCTCAAATCGCCCCCCACAGCGCCAGAACGATCCGCCAAACGAGCAAACCAGTCCACAGTCCAGTAATCATCGACCTTCTGCACAAACTCAGGCGCATACGCATACTTTCGCATCTGATTCGCCAAAGCCAAAGCGATCACACGATCATCGTAAGGCGACCCCGACATCGACCCCCGCTCATTGCGGACAAACGTCCGCAACTCCGCAATCGTATGCCGGTCATAAATCGTCAACTCGCCGTTCCGCAACGCCATCCCCAAATCGTCAATCATCAACGGCTTCGTAGTACGAGTCGTCTTCCACCCAAACTCCTGAGACACCTTAGAAGTCGCCTGGTTCAACGAACGACGCCGAAACAGATTCGGATACCCCAACTGGCGCAACATCGTGATCGTCGTCAAACCATGATTATTGGCCTCCACGCAACACAAAGCATCCCGATACCACAAACCCAGAGACAACACCTCGTCAGCCAACGCATCAGGCGGAATGTGCCCATGCCACGCAGCAACCAGCTCCCCAGTGTTCAAATCCAAAACATGGGCGCACGAATAATCGCCATGACCCAGGCCCTCAGCCGTATCCACCCCCATCACATAGCCGTGCTGCGGATTCGGATGCACCCACACCTCCAAACTCATCGGCGAAACTCCACAGCCCTGGCAGACACCTTATGCAAATACCCCGACTCGCCAAACCTGACACGGCGACCCATCTCCTCCAACAAATCCAAATCGAACACAGGGTTACCCGACTTGACAAACGCCTCCTCAGGCGTAGACGGATACTCCTGAGCCAACTGCCACGGCAACATCGACTGCTGCTTCTCCTCATACCAAGCCGGCCCCCGATCCTCAGTCGCAGACCACGGAAAAAACATCGACTCGAACTTGTTGTTGCCCGTCGTGGCACCAACCCAAAGTTCGTGAAAAAAGTTCCCCGACCCGTTAGCAGTCGACAAACCAATAATACGGCCACCCACATCGGCAACCGGCTCTATAGAAGCCCACGCCTCCTCAGCATTCGGCAAAAACGCCCACTCGTCAACCACAACCAACGTAGCCGACTCACCACGCGCAGGATCAGACGCCGAAGGCATCGAAGTAATCTGACTACCATTCGCAAACCCCATCTTCTGCTGATGCTCAATCAGCGACTTCGGCCCACGCTCAACCATCCACCTCGGCATGTGGGAAAACCCGTACTTCGACTTACGCAACAACAACACCGACTCACGCTCAGTGCGAGACAAATCAATCACATTCTGATCCGCATGAAAAAACGCCAACCAAAACTGGTGAGCAGCCACCAACGTCGTCCACCCAATCTGACGAGCCTTCAACGACAACGAATACCGGTACTCACCCCAATGCTCCAAAGCCTCCGCCTGGGCTTTCCGCAACTTGAACAAAATGCGCCCCTCAGCAGGATGAGCTATATACCAGTAATGCTCCAAAAAATACTTCTCGCTACGAACACACTTCCGCCACTCCGCCTCCTGACGCAACTCACCCAGACGGCTCATCACCCAGGATGATCCGCAAGGAACTCAGCATACGCCTCAGGGCTATTCAAAATGATAGTAACCCCTTCAGGCTTCGATGACCGACCAAGATTCATGCTAATC